CCATAACCGTGTTTTTCGTTTGGGTTTTCAACGTCGTAAATTGGTATTCGCAACGTGTCAATTGCCAATAAGGCGTTTGTAATTCGTACCGATAACGGGTTGCGCGTTGTTCGGTTTTCCTGTTTTGCCAATAAATTGTCGTATCGGTTCACAACGTCGAACCATGGTTCGTTTGTGTTTAAAAGATACCAATAATTGGAACCGCCTTCAAAGGCAGCAATAAGTGATTCCGCAAAAATCCGTGTATCCACGGTTTTTCGGATTTGGTGAAATTTGGTTTGTGTATCCATAAGTTAGCGGAACAAACCAAAACAGAAAAATCGGAATAAACAAGTTTTTTTTCGGGTGACGCAAATTTGGTTTTGCAACCGTTACGCCAAGTCTAAAAGTAACAACAACCGTTCAATTTGTTTTTTGGGGTTGGCTTTTAGCGTTCCAATTTTCAAAGACGAAAATTTGGGGTTGTTGGTCAAAATCTCAATACCGTTTTGGATACCGTCAAACGGGGTTGCAAATTTTTTGTATTGGCCGTTCCGTTGTATGCCGAAAAAATTGTTTGCTTTCAATAGGGCCGTGTTTTGGCCGGTTATAACGTGCGCAATGCCTACAAGCGCCATTGGATGTATTGCCGTGTTTTTGGCCGTCGCTTCAAAAAACGGGCCGTAACGCAAAACAAAATCGGTTTGGTTCATGCAAGTTTTTGAAACGCCGGAATTTCGGCAATTGGGTTTACGGCGGTTTTGTTCAATCGCACCGTAAAATGTAGGTGCGGACTGGTTGAACGTCCGGAATTGCCAATGTTTCCAACAATTTGTCCGCGTTTTACCATGGTTCCAACCGTCAACGAACTTTGCGTTTTCATGTGGGCAAATCCAAACGTGACAACGCCGTTGCCAATTTGTAGGGAATAACCGCCAATTGTATCAAACCAATTGCGCAAAATTACGCCGTCAAATGGGGCGTAAATTGGGGCGCCGTCCGTTTGGGCGTCGTCTAATACTAAATCAACGCCGTTGTGAAATTGTGGTTGACCGGTTACGGGGTTAACGCGATTCCCAAAAGGTGACGTAATACGAATTTTGCCGCGTAACGGTAATTGAACCAAACCGCGTTTTTTTGTTTGTTGCCATTGTTCATTTGTCATTTTGGTATTTATTCCAAATTTTGCTACCAAATACGTCAATAGGGCCGCGCCGGCAATTAGGATAACTGTTTGGTTTTTGTCCATATTACGGCGCTAAAAATTAAAAAAAAAAGGGAATTGACAAACGAACAATTTTGTTTGTCAATTTGGGTAACTCAACCTGATTTGCGGCCAATTGATAACCGGTAATAAGTGTTGCGTTATCAATCCAATCTTTTCCGCTTTCAACGCGTATTATGGCCCTGCCAATTGCCAATATTTGTTCAGCCGTTGTTATTGGTTCGTTTCTTTTTATTTTGGTCAACTTTACAACGGCCTGAATATATTGTTCATGTTTGTTTTTGTCCTTTTCCGGCGCGTATATTGGGAAAATACTTTCAATTGTGTTTACGCCCCGTGCCAAATAGGTATTGAAAAAGTTTATAAATCCGGCGCGAACGCCGTTTTCCGCATTGTCAAAAACCAAAAAACCCGACGGCAATTGGTTAATCAATCCGCGCCATTTGTTTGCCTTGCCAAAAGTTTGTATTAGGGCAAACGGGTTGTTGTTGGTTATTGGCAAAGTTCCCATTTTATCCGATTTGGGTAAATTCGTAAAAACCGGTTGATGTTTGGCCGGCCAGCGTTGTTATAAGCGTATGGACAAAGACGACCATTCGATAAACGCCCGATTCCAAATAAACCTCCAACGGATTTGAACGATTGTAACTTATCAAAATATTGTTTGCAATTTCCTGATTTGCCACGTTGTGCCAATTACCGGCATAACCGCCAGTATAATCACTTACGGTTGCGGCCCAATTGTCAACAAACGCGTTGCGCGTAATTGCGTAATTGCCCAATTGCGTGTTTTCCTTAATCAACAGAAAATTTACCGAACCGCCGCCCGTTCCCTCATAAATGTAAAACGGATTAATTCGATACAATCCGGCGTTGATGGTTCCACTTACAATTTGATTAAAAACAATTAAGTCAACGCCAAGGGCGCCGCCAATTGGGTTGTTGAACGGAAACGGGTTTGTTGCATACGGTGTTGAAGCGTCCGGCAACGGGGCGCCGGATAACAAACCGCCGTCCGCGCCAACCTTTAAAATTTGATATACGCCATTGGACGCCGTCCGGCCGCTTATTGGGGTTCCGGCGTCACATTCTTTTGTTGTTGAACCCGACGGCCGGTTGTTTGATATTGTGCCAATCATGTTGTTTGGTATAAAATGACGGTTAATTCGGCGTTTTCGGTTGCGCAACTTGAAAATTGCACAAAATTCATTCGATACGTTGTTGTATCAATTAAACCAACTTCAAACGTTTTGAAAACGGTATCCGGATACAAAAGCAAGTTGTTCAGCCAAACGGCCGCGTTGCCCGTGTTTATAAATTGGTATCCCAACGTTTTTTCGTCACGAAAAACAATTGTTCCGGAATCGGCCGCCAAATAAATTATTGTATTGGTTGTAAATTTCATTTTTTGCGTTTTAGCAAACGATAAATTGTAATTACGCCAATCAACAATTGAATCACTAATTGCCCAATGGTTTGTATTGTTTCCGCGGTTGGTAGGTTGTCGGCAACAATTCCCGTTCCCGTAACCGCGGCCGTCCCTACAACCGCCGTTGCAATGGTATCAATTGTGTTATGGTTCATTTGATTTTGTATTTTTTTGCAACGCCGTTTAGAATCAAATCGGACAATTCCGGCGAAAAATACAAATCCAAAATGTATTGAAGTTTGTTTAAGACGTCGTCTGGTTCAACCAATGCGTCGTCAATTTTGCCGCGCAAAACAAGGCGATGAAACAAAAGGTTTACGGCCGCAACAAAATATTGTTTCCGGTTAAATCGCAAGCAAACGCGCAACCATTGTTCGGCCAATACATCTTTTGCAACAGTTTTGTTTTTCCCGTATTGCTCCAATACGGTTACATAATCGGGAATTGACGCGTGTATTTGGCGCGTTTCTGTTTCAATTAACGTTGTGTTCATATACGTTTTTTGTTTCGTTTTGATTGACGGCTTTTACATGGGTGATTTGTCAAATTCACAAGTTGTCCATTGTTTCTTTTAGGCGGTTGCCATGTTTTCCAACCAATGGAATTTACGCTTTGATTGTGGTGAAAAACGGTTCCAAATATTGTTTGTAGTATATCTTTCATTTAAAATTTGTATCCGGTTTTTTTTAATGGCGTATTAACGTATTGGTCAATTTCAGAAGTTGTCATATCAAAGTAAAAGGATTGTGCCAATGATAAAGGTCTGGTAGTACCGCCCCACCACTCATCCAACGTTCGTTTGCCATAAGCATCAACAACTGCCAATACATCATCGTATGTTTTCAATTGGGATAATACCTTACCAATTGTTTTTTCATCGGTTCCCCATGGTTCCATCGCCGCGTGTAGGACGTCGGCAAAATCAATATATTGTTGGACCCCAAATGAATATTGCGTTGCATTGGGTTTATTTTGGTTTGGATTTACCGGTACAGGCGGAATTACCGGCAACGGTTTTTTACCGGCGTTTCTTCCACCGGTTATTAATCTATTTATTCCGCGATAGGCCACATATCCGCCAACAACTACAATTAAAGTTGTCGTTATTGGATTATTGACGGCAAAATCTTTTACAAACGTTCTTTTGTAGGCCATTAGGTATTTGTTATAAATTGGTCGGAATTGACAAAATACCGAAATTGTCCGGCCCTTATACCCAATTGGCCGTTCCCACGGTTCACAATTTCGTTGGCCTTAAAAACGGTGTTTTTTGTATAGGTGTTTTTTTCGCCCAACGGCAAATAAACGCCACGGGCCGCGTCAAATTCGTGACGTGTAGCCGAAACGGTGTTCAACAAACGTATGGTTGATTTCGGTGATTTTTTTAAGTGTTGTTCCAATTTGTTGGCCAAATCAATCAAGGCCGTTTTCGCCGTTTGTTTCGCTTTCAATTCGGATATTTCCTTTGCGGCAGCTGCAACGTCGGCATTTAGCGCCGCAATCCATTTATCAACGTTTCCGGAAGTTACGGCGCCAAAATTTTTGAATGTTTCCGGCCGCAATTCTTTTAAACGCTCGTTTGAGTTTTTGCCGAAATTACCGTCGGCAAATTTAGCCGGCAATTCTTTTGCGCGGTTCAATTGTTCAAACCGTCGCACAATTAAGTTTTGAAGTTCGGTTGCCTTGGCAACGCTTGGTTTGCCGGCAACGGGTTTTGGTGTTGTTCCGCCTTTGTTTGGTTCGGGTTGCGGTTCGGGTTCACCTTGGGGTTGGTTGTTTTTCCAATTACGATAAACTAAAAAACCGGTAAAACCGGCAACGGCCAACGCGGCGTATATTAACCAATTGGATTTATTTTGTTTCATGTCAAATAATTTGGCGCAATTGCGCAATTAGCATTTTGAAAAAATCCGGTTTGGTTTTTGCCAAAACCAATAACCGCGCCAAATCGGCGTCAATATCCGCGTGTATTTCGCGAAATTCCGTTAAGACGTCGTCCACACCGTTTATTGCGGTTGCGTTGGTTTGCAATGCCGGCATGGCCAACCGCGTCAACACAACGTCAACAATCGTATCTAATTTGCCAATAATCGCGTTTTGCAACGCTTCGCCAACGGTTTTGGGTTCGGCTCCGGAAATTTCGTCGTCGTCGTCGTCGTCGTCGGCCAATATTTCGTCCAACTTTTCTTCAACGCGGCGCAATTCCGCTTTTAGGGTGGCGTTTTCCGTGGCAACGGCAACGTATTTGTCAACGTCAATTGGTGAATTGTGCAAAATATTGGAACGTGGCGAATAATCGCCGGAAACAACGGAGCGTTCGTGAAACGCAACCGTTGTTTTTACAACCGGCGAAAGTTTGGCGTTTGGTTGTTCGTTGTACGTTCCAAACAATTCCAATTTGTAGTCGCGAAAATTATTTTCGTCAATAAACTCATTTGCCCAATCCGTCAAATCCGAAATTAAGTCGGACTTATTTTCGCCGTCTTTTGTACGGCGCAAATAAACGGCGTCACCACCTTTTGAAAGTTTGATTTTTTGAAAATCAAAACGGCGCAAATAAGCAACAATTTTGTCAATACCAACAATTTCCGCGGCCATGGTCAAATATTGTTTTTTGTGTAATACACGTTAAACAAAAACGTTTTTGACGCATAGTTGGCAATGTTGGCGGCGTCTGTAAGCCACAAATATGACTTTGCCCAAACGATTGTTTGTCCGGCCAACATTGGTATGGATTCAAAAAACGTGGCACTATTGTTTCGGAACAACGACGCGGCCGGAATTTGGATAAATTCGCCTCCGTCGAAATACAAAGTTACAATTGCGTTTCGTATTTGTGCGACGGCTTGCGTTGACGCGCCCGAATAAGTCAACGGTTGTGTAACGTTGTCGTAAACTTCGATACCAAAAACTTTTGATGTGCGAAGGTTGGGCAAATCCGGAAAATAAATTTGTTGGCGCGTGTTGCCGGTTGGAACGGGAACTTCGACATATTCGGCCCGTTTGATGTAAAAACAGTTGTTCATAAAAGGTAAAATTAAACCCTACTAAGCCGCCGGACATAGTCCGACGGCGTTTTGGGCTGCTAACGTGGATTTTTACTTGTTCAAATTACTTGCACCAAGTGAAAGGAAACCGCGGAAAATCAAATTGATTTGGCAAGCGTTTGTTACCGCCAACGATGTTGGCAGCACAATTGAAATGTCAATCTTTGCGGTTCCGGAAAACTGAATTGTTGGAACCAAATCAGTAAACCCGTTAATGTTTCCGTCAATTGAGTTTTGGGCCGTGGTATCACCACCGGTTGCAAAAATGTTGCCGGTTTGAACAATTGGCGCGTCATAACAACGAAGCAAATCAAAATTTTGCAGATACGCAACGTTATTGACTGAAATGTTCATATAACCTTGCTGAAACAACGCGTTTGCGTTGGTTACGCCGGCGGTTGTAAGGGCTTCGGATTGAAAACCAAACAATTGGTACGAACCAGTTGTAACCGCGGCGCCGGCGTCGCTCAAACCGCCGATAAACACGCCAACAGATGTTGCAGTAAACGCATCGGCGCGATTCAAAAATCGGTTTTCCGGTAGCGCGTTGGATGAGTCACCTTCCAAAACGGGAAAAGTGTACGTTGTGCGGTTGGCAACAACGTTTTGAATAAGCCGAAGCGTTGACGGGGTTGTTACCGGCTTTCGGCCCTTGCTTGCATAGGCTTTGCGAATTGTTGCAAATGCCTGTCTTTGTGCTAGTGACATTTTGTTGTTGGATTTATGTTTAACCTTTGTTTAATATTCGTCTTCCATTCCGTTGATTTCGGATATTTCGTCACCGGCGCCAATTTCGTCCATTCCGTTAATTTCGGAAATATCCGCGCCAATTTCGTCCATGCCCGAAACAACAATAACGTCGCCGGCGTCGTCGGCGGCGCCAAGCGCGGCCGGCGCAACGGTTTTGATAAGTTCATAACCGCCGCCAATCATCATTCCTTTGCCCAATGCGTCAACCATTGGGGATTTGGAACCAATGGCCGTGGCAATTGTGGGGGAAATAAAACCTAAACCGATTTGAACGGCCGCTTTTGTTTGCGCGTTGGCGCCAAGTTGGGGAAATTGTTTTGCCAACATATTGACAACAACGCGTGACGCAATTGCGCCACCAACAAGGCCCAAAACCTCGTTTACAGATACAGCCCCAACGTACCGGCGTGAAGCGGAACGGCGGCGGCGTGTACCCGTCATTTTACGAATTTTCTTTCTTTTAGCCATGGTCTGTTTATTTCATTTGTGAATTAGTAGGTTACAAATATATCAATTATGTTTTGGAAAACCTTTCGGTTCGCCCAAACGTGGGCATTGGTTGGGTAAACCGAATTGCCCAAAAAAACGGTAACGGGTTTTCCGTCAACAATACGAATGTCACGGCCAAATTTTGCGTATGCGCCCACCAAAAAATAATTTTTGACGCCCTTTCGTGATAACGATTCCGAAACGAATATTTCCCAAGTTCTGGCCCACAATTCAACAATTGACGCCCAATATTTCCATTGAACGCCGTTTGCCGTGGCTTGCAACAATCGTTTGTATTGTCCGTTTGGCTTATAGCCGGTTTTCGTTTTTTGAAAATACATTGCGGCCAACCAATCAAAAAACGCCCGCTCCAAACGGTTCAATTGCGTATATGAAACGCGTTTTGTTCCGTTAAACAACAACTCGCACAAATCCAATTCGGTAAACATTGGCGTTTTTTTGTATTGGTCATAATTGGGCAAAATCATACGGCCGGTAACAAAACCGCCGGTTATTTTGGCTTTTTTGCCCAAAACGTTGTCCATAAAATGCCCATATTCGTGGGCAAACGAACCCCAACCGGACGTCGTTTGCATCAAATACGCCTTTCCGGCCTTGTTTAACGACAACAACGTTCCACGGTTTGCAACTTGCGTTTTGACAAAATATTTTTCTATTGGCGGCCGTTGGCCCCAACTTTCAAGTTGTTTTATCCATTTGTCGGGCCGCATATAACGCGGCATGGTAATCAACGAATAATCGCGCCAAAACGCGCCCTTATATCGGCCTTGACCTATTCCGCCCCAATCAATTGTCAATTGGCCCTTGCCTAAATCTTTGCTTTTAAACAGATTGGATAAATCGTACAACGATAAGGCCAATACAGACAAAAAATTAAACCTGTCTTCATTTTTCACCCAATTTCCGTATGATATTGTTTTCAAACCATACGTTTTAACCAACCACTCGTCACGGCGCAATCCTTTATAAGTGTCCGTCAAAATGCCGCCAAAAATCAAATTGCGCAATCGTCCGGTGTTTACTTTTGGTGAGCGGTACAAATCGTAATATTCGTGTTCAACAATTGAATTTTGCACGTCCGGATTTTGCAAATACTTATCGTATTTTTTTATTCGCGGCGGCGAATTGACCGGTTCAATACGATTTGTTTTTTTTACCATTATGCAAAACCAATTGTTTCGTGACTTTTAACGGGGCCGCGTGGCAATATTGAACGTTTTTCCAACCAAAAATCGTCAAACGACGCTTCAAACGGTTTTGATAATTTGCCATTTCGATACGTCCAAAACTTGACAAAATATTGGTGTTGCATTACGCCCCGTTTATACATCAACTGAAAAACGGAACCTTTATTGGGGCCGGATTCAATTTCGTAATACGCGTCTTTTTTCAAAATAATAATTCCGTTTAGTTTGTCCAATGGAATTGATGAACGTTTGATTTTCGGCTTAATTGTTTTGGTTTTGCCAATCTTGCCAGAAACGTCAACGTCGGCGTTGTATTCCTTTTGCGCCCGTGTCAATCGTTTGGCCGGTTTACGGGTTTTGGTTGTTTTGCCGGCAACAATAGACCGTTTGGCCGGTTTGCGCGTTTTTGGCGTTTTGGACGTTGTCTTTTGGCCTTTTATTTCGGCGCTTGCCTTTTTTAACGCCGTTTGCCAATCCATTTTCGGATTTGCGGCCCGTATGGCCTTTGCCCGTTTGGATATTTTCGCGATTATGGACATATTAACGTTTTTTGAAAATGAAATACGCCGCAACCAATGCCGCGCCGCCAATCAACAAATTGCGGTTTGTAAACAAATTTATTGGCAACGCCGGTTTTGGTTTGTCAAGAATATTTGGCCGAATAGGGCCGGACGGTTCGGGCAAAGCGTTGTTCATGGGTTCAACCATTGGCGCCGTTTCGGCAACCGTTTGTTTGATTTCGTTGATTGTAAAAATATCCGTTCCGGTTGATTGTGCAACCGCCGCCGTAACGATTTTTTCCGCGGTTGCGTTATCTGTTTGTTTCAAATCGTCGGCCGTAATACTTGCTTTTTTTGAATTGGCGCCGGCGTCTTTTTTAAAAATAACATCCTGAACGTTTTTTCCGGTTATTTCCTTAAATTTTTTTGTTCCTTCTTTTGCCGTTGCGGCAATCTTTTTTACGTCGTCGGGGTTAATTCCGGCTTTTTTCAAAATATCCGTAATTTTCAAAATTATTGGCGTTGCCGTTGCAATGGCCGTTGTGGCGGTTACAACTTCACCAATATACACGCCGTCGCCGGAATATCCGGAATAAATTTCGTTAAACGCCGCGTTTTCTTCCTGAACGCCAAAAATTTGTTTTTTGTTGGCGCCGTTTGCAATGGCTTTTTGCAAGGCGGAAACGTCGCCGCCAAAAGTTTCCCAAAAGGACAAACCGTCTTTTACGCCGCGTTTTGCAATTAATGCTGACAACGACGACGCCAAACCGCGAATATTCATTGAGACAAGGCCCAAAAACGCCGTGCGCGGCGCGGCCAATGAAACGGTTTTAGTAGTTTCAACAACTTTTTTGGCCGCGGCCGGAATCTGTTTTACCGTTTTTTGAACGGTTTGTGACGCCTTGGCGGTTGCCTTTTGCAAGTTGGATTTGATTTTGGAAAAGTTTACGCCGGAAATTTCTTTTTCAATACCGGATAATTTGTATAGTGCCATGCTTATATCTTTTTTTATTGTTGGTGTTTTTTCGGTATCAAACGACGTTAAGACGGCGTCCAATACGGTGTTTGTTTGTGGCAAATAGGTATAAACGTGTTGCAAATCTTTATTGTTCCGATAACCTGCAAAACGATATACCGGTTTGTATCCGCATTGTTCCAAAATTGTATTGGCAAAAATTGCATAATGTTTGCAGTCACCAAAACCGTCCGAAACAAAACGCGAAATACTTTTGGTTGTTTGCTTTTCAGCGGATTCAACACGGTATGAAATATTTGTTTTCAAAAACTCAAAAATATTTCGGGCCGTTTCGCGCTCGTTTGCGCCGCAAAACAAATGTTTGATTTTTGCCGCTTGAAAGCGGTTTTCGGCGTGTTGCTTTTTTATCGCTTGCACAATATCACCGGTATTTTGCCAACCAGCAATAATTTTTGACCGATAATTCGGCGCCGGCAAAATGGACAATATTTTGCGACGTGTTGTCAAACCAATTTAAATTCTTGCTTATAATCCCATGGAACAACCAAACCTTCCGCGTTAATAGTTCCGTTTATTTCCATGGTTCCGTTTAACGCTTGTTTTTTGTTTAAAACCAAGTCGCTAATAATTGCGACCAAATCTGCATTGGGTTTAACCGCAAGCAATAGGGTTTTTTCTTCATTTGGCTTTAAAACAGTTTCGTTCCGATAATCAATAACCGCCGCGGCGTATCCTTTCCACAAAACGTTACCAACAATTGAACGTATCCGAATTGACGCGTTGGCCGGATTTATCAACCGCAACATTACAACAAACGTTTTATCCTTTCGGTTAAAGTCAACGCCCGAAACGTTCCAATTCAACGCTTTTATCGCTTGTGACTTGCGCACGGTTTGCAACAACGCGTACCCCAAAACGCCAAACAGTAGCAAAATTCCGGTTTTGTTCATGGCCATTGGCGCAAACATACAAAAAAAACCATTAGACGCCGTCCAATGGTTTCAAAATTTTTTTTGCGCCGGAATTGCGACAAGTTACCCAATCCCCATATAAGTATATACTTATATGGGGTTGGGTACGGTCACAATTGCCTGTTTATTTCGATGTTCCTTCCAACCTTGGCAATTAGTTTTTCAGCATACCAAACCGGAACCAATTTTTTTTCCGCTTCGTAACGTGAACATTTAAACGCTTCAACGCAACGCGTCAAAAGTTCCGCGTATGTTAAACCAATGTTTTGTTGAAAAACTTTTTTAACCATATCGGCATTGGATAAACCAACCTGTATTGGAACGTTGTTTACGTCGTTATAAACGTTTCGTTCCTTATCAAAACGAATTGTTATTGGTTCCAAATCGTCGGCCGAACGTAACATTGTTGGTTTAAGTGTTGACGTTCCGTCGTCGTCATTTTTTTCAATTGCCAACTCGGATTGACAAAAACGGGACGCAAACGCGCCCAAATGGCCCAAAGAATAATTTGTTCCCTTGTTTTGGTGAATTATACCAATTATTCCAACGTTATATACGTCGCAAATACGCTTTAAAAATTGTATAGCTTGTTTGCTTTCCCTCACGTCGTTTATATCGTTGACCAAATCAATTAAGCCGTCAATTGCCAACAACCCAATTTTGGGGTTTGATTTAACCAAATTTTCAATTAAAGCGCAAATTTCCGGTACGTCAAACGCCCGTGCCGTATAAACTGAAAATGTAGGAACGGCGGATATTGGCCGGCGAATTATTGGTTCAATACGGCGCAACGAATGTATTAAATCATATAACGATTGTTCAGTATCAATCAATGCAATTTCGTTTCGTTCCGGCGGCAAATGACAACGAATTGTCCATATTGTATCGTTTAAAATGGCGGACGCAATAAATGCATGTAAAAACGTTGTTTTCCGCGCTTTCGGTTTACCCGTCAAAACAAGTAATGAACCGAACGTCAATATTGTTTTGCGTTGTATTTCAACACAAACCGTTTGCGTTATAGTTGCGTTTAAATCAACCTTATATTTTTTAGCGTCAATTTCTATTGGCGCCGGCGCCAATGGTTCGTTGGCCTTGGGCCTTTTGTCTGTTTTTGGTTTGAATGTTTCGGGTACAATCATAAAACGTAAAAAAGGCGGCGCCAATTACGGCGCCGCCTATTGTTTGAAACATTAATTAAAATCCGTTGAGTTCAACCATGTAACGGTTGACCAATCACCGCCGAGCGCTTCAACATAACGTTGTGCAACGCGCAACCGTTGTTTTAAGTAATCAACGTTTGCCGGTATTGGGTGATATTCAATGTATCGTTGCATTGCAACGTCGTATTGTTCCACGGCGTCAACAACCGAACGAATAATCCGCAACCGTTCGTTAAACTTTTTTTTGGCCCAATCGGGCATATTTCCCGATTCTTCAATAAGTTCACACAACAAATCGTCCAACATGGCCAACCTAACGTTTAGTTCGTGACGGTATTTTACCGCCATAAAAGAAGATTCATCCATTTTGTTCGTCGTTTAAATCCAACTCTAATTCGCGCATGTTTCCCGACAACAACAATTTTTCCGGTTCTTTTTCAATACGGACGGCGTAAATTTGTATCAACGGCAAAATGTATTCAAACGTTGTTGCGGCCCTTTTGTCACGCAACCAAATTGCCGGTATTCCGGCCAAATTGATAATGCCCAACAATTCGCCCTTATACGTTCCATTGTAGGCCGTTTCAACAAGTAATTGGCGGCCAACCGGTAAAAAAAACGTGTTTTCCATATCAACCGAAAATTACGTCGTTAAATACGCAAAGTTGAAAAAAAACGTCGGCGTCCTCCGCGTCATAATCGCCGTTTTCGATAGAAAAAAAACGTTCCGGAAATTTTTCTGACAACAACGAAAGGCCCGTCAAAAATGATTGTTGGGACAATACACCTTTTCCATAACCGTGTTTTTCGTTTGGGTTTTCAACGTCGTAAATTGGTATTCGCAACGTGTCAATTGCCAATAAGGCGTTTGTAATTCGTACCGATAACGGGTTGCGCGTTGTTCGGTTTTCCTGT